TCGTCTTTCTCACCCGAGTTGTCTTTAATTCCTAAGTCGTTGAGAACTGAGTCGTCGAAGGACATAAGAATTACGGTTTAGTATGGGTTGAAGGTGTAATCTACAAAATTAGGTTCGTCCTGGCTTCTTCTAAACGCTCTCCGCTCGCTTGGCCCCATTCCGGTCTGAGCTCTTCTAAACTGCTCGGGTGTGACCTGACGGCCTGCGGGTGCGCTCATTGATTTATTGGGAAGAGCCGCCGGAATATTGGGATCAGCCCGATTGGGAAGGCCTGGGGCTCGATGCGGAAGTGCTGGGTTTTTGTTTGGAAGTTTCAATGGGCTGTTTCCAAGTCTAGGGGCGTAGCCTCCAGGTGTTTTCATCGGAACTGCGTCATACAAATCGTTCCCAAGCTGCTTCATATTCTTTTTGAACTTTGGTAGCATCTTCTGACCCATCCTCCTTGTTGCTGGGTGGGCTAAAAGTAGTGGTGACAGATACGGTAGATAGTCCATGTTCATACCCTCTTCATTTTCCTCTGGAGTCGCGGGAGCTGGAGCCTCGGGAGCTGGCTCGTCAAGAGAAGCTCCGCGGTTAAGATAGGCTAATGCGTCGTTGCGATTTTGAAAATTCGCATCGCTGTAGTCCTGCTCATCGGAGGTCATACGGACCGTGTCTTTGCTCATGTCCTGCTTCTGTCCGAACTGATCGTTGAAAACTCCGGGTCTGTCTAATTGACGTTCAAGATTTACTTGCTGTGCATCAGATAGAAATGGCTTTGCTGTTTCCATACCGCCCGCTTTATCAAATTGACCGCCCATTTCTAAAGTAGTAACCGGACCTTTTCCGTCCAAAGTAGTATTTACAATTCCGGTACCCGCATTCTTTAAACCGGTTTGCTCGGTAAACTGCTCCTTAGTCAACTGACCAGGAGCTCCTGTCTTACCGTCTGGACTTACATAATTACCTCCAAATTCATTAATGGTTTTATCTATTCTAGCCTGCCTTGCATCTTCTGAGGAATTATAAGGAGATCCTAAATTTGCCATAAAGCGCTTTTGCATATCTTGACGTGTTTCGTCATCAAGTTCATTCCATGCTCGCCCATCTGACCGCCCGACCTGACTGGTTTCCCAGTTATCGGCCATGACATTTTGTATGTGGGCTCTTGATGCAGCCTTTCGCTCATCAATCTTATTCTGCTTAATAATATTATCAGCAAGTCTGTCTGCTTCAGCCTGAACCCGTCCTTTAGCAAGATTCATCATCTTGCTGCCGCTTCCACCACCACGTAACACCATATCATCCATGCTGTTAGCTTTTGCCTGCATTGCTGCCTGGGCTTGGCCTTCGGGAGTCATTGCCATTTGGCCGTCGGGGTTGTCTAAATTCTGATTTGCTGCTGGATCTGCGATCTCACCATCCGGACCTCTTTCCGCTATTGGTGTATCTAAATCTACTTTATCTAAAGGTTTTTCTGGTTCCTGCGGTGCGGTATTTGTAATGTCTTGTTCTGCTTCGGGAGCTTCGTTATTTAAGGCATTTAAACCTCCCGCTACACCTATACCCGCGGCTAGTTGACGTTTTGGACCGCCTAAAGCTACTTTTGCAGCCTTACCCGTTGCTGTATTACCTAGCTTATTTTTAATCTTATTTGCTGTTGGGAGTATATTTTTAGGTATTTTTGTAATACCGCCCTTAGCTAAATTTTGAACTACCTTTTTGCCGGTTTCTTTAATAACTGCTGGCCCTGCCCCTCCAGTTACAGCAGCTAAACCTGTTTGAAATACATCTCCCGCAACATCTTTTAAGTCAGGTGTATCCTCCCATTGAAGACCTTCTTCATTACCGGTTAGTTCATTAAAACCGGCTTTTCCGTAATCCGCGATAGCTCCGCCAATCCGAGCTGCTCCTGCTGGTACATCTAGTAACCCCTTACCAACACCTTCTAAAAAACTATCGTCTTCTTCCGCCCCATATAAATCGTCGCTTTTTTGCTGCATCTGACTGTATGCACTTTGGGGCTGGTTCTGTTCCGCAGATGGAGATGTGCTATTTCGTGAGAGCACCTCCATAAGACCTTTTTGTAGCTCGGGACGTTGACTTAAGGCAGCCGCCGCAGTATCGCGATCGACCTGCATCCACTCAAATAATTGTTGGGGCGTCAGCGTTCCCGCTTCGAAAAGAGCTTGGTAATCCATAGCGAAAAGAGTAGTTGCGGGGAATTACGGCATCAACCGCTTGTAATTCTTCTTAATAGCTCCTAATGGGACACGCATGAAGCCATCCGGGCACATAAGACCTGGATTTTTGCGTAGCATGCGATTAGTAATTTTCTTCTTTTTGGGTGCTTTAAAAGTGCTCGCGCTATCAATGTTGTACAATGCAATCGCAGCAGCCAGAACATGGTCATCATGATGACCGGGGGCCGCTTGCGGTTTGCCCTTATCGCTGATTACAAAGGTCTTCATTTCTTTCAGGACATCAATATCTGGAATATCAAAATTCTCCTCAATTAATTCAGCCGCCATATGGTCAATAACTGTTTTTCTTGTGACCTTATCCGTGCTCCAGCCAAAGCTTTTTTCAACCATTCCGCTAGAATCATTATATCGGCGACGGCGATAAACGCTTAAACCAGATTCCAATAGATATTTTAGCAATGCCAATCCAGAATTATTAACCTCAGGGATGATAAATGCGTTACCATACCAGCGGGCAGCTCCCTCAATTTCCTGAGCAAGGACACCAATATCCAATCGGCTGTGATGCAATGCGACAAGACGGGGTACGTGCCAGTCACCATGCCAGTCTTCAAAAGGTGCTTTCCAAACCTGGACAGAGTGGTAGTCAGGATCTGCAGCAATACCCTGCATTTGTTGATCCTCGCCCGTGCAAGTATCAACCGATATTAAATATTTGGAATCATATACCGGTTCCTCATAGATTTTCCAATTTCCAAGGCGGTCAGGTGTAAATGTACCTGTTTTATTATCAGATTGTACACCAACGGTTCCAATTAATGGTTTAACACTATTCGCAATCTTTACCATCTTATCCAAATTTGAGACATGGAATCGGGGGCGAGAACTCATAAGGAAACATTCCTCAGGGTCACTCGGATATTCCTGACGGAATTTGGATAGATCACCATTGCATTTGTCCTGAAGAACACGACGACGCCAATGCAATTGTTCATAATTTACATCAAAGCGTTCCATTTCCTCGTATTCATCATCGGTCATGGTTTCCTTGAAATCTTCAAGCTCAGCATCTGAATTAAAAGGTATTATTGAGTCCTCAAATTCAAACCATGCGGCAAATATTTTAGCCCATTCATTGTCCTGAACCCATGTTCGGTAAAACCAGCCATTTGGGCCGTTAGGTGTAGAATCAGCAACAACCAAAGATAAATTGTCACCGTCATATAAACTCTGCAAATATCCAAGAGCGGGATCGCGTTCGCCCTGCATAGGCCAGAATGCAACCTCAGTCATATTACCAACCTGGATCGTTCCAGATCTTCCTGCATTTTTAGATCCAGCAGTTTCTTTTCCGTAATTACTACGACTTTTTAACTTTATAATATCTGCAAGGCTACCACCGTCGGCTACTGACCCTCCGTCTTCGGCCCAAGGGAAAAGGTCGCTCTCCGCATACCGGCGGTATATTTCGAAAACCTTATCACTTGTACCGCTAATATCGCCCATTAAAGATCCACTGAGATTTTGATGCTTGCGCATATGATGATATGTCAATGCCTGAGCACATGTACTCGCCCCTTTTTGCCGAGGCTTCAAGATGATCATTTTGCATGGGCGGTCTTCGAGCTGACATTTACGGTAATGGGCAAACATCCTTTTTTGCAGAGTATTTGCTACGGGTTTTATGTCCTTGCCTCGTTTATCTCGGATTACTCCGAATGTACTGAACCAGACTTCCGGATCAATTCGTATTAAATTTTCTAGTTGCTCAGTGTTCTCCGTCATGAAAGCTAGCTTTTGGTTTGGGCTTGTGTATAGGACTGTCGTCCAAACGAATATCGTATCGATACTCGTGTTTGTAATGGTGGTAGTTGTGCACCGTGCACGCAGGAATGCTCAATAAAACTATAATTCTAATTAACACTTCCAGCGGCGTCTGGCTGCTTTACCTCTTTCACCATTCCAACTTTTGGATCGGGCGCAAAATGCTTTACGACGCTTAGCCGCTTTACTTCCTTTTTTGACTTTACCTGTGACCGCAGTCTTGAGCTTGGATCCGGGGTTCGCTTTGCGATACGCCGCTACCCCCTTCTTTGTCATACCAGCACCAGCCTTTACGGATCGGTAATTCGCACCCTTCCCTTTTGTAGTCTTTCTTATGGGGTTGGATTTTTTTCTAGGCATTAGTACTTACCTCCTTTTTTTACCCGCGCACTTCGAGCAGCAGGCTTTTTTTTTGAGCCTGTTTTACGTTTAGTAGTTTTTGTAGCTTTCTTTTTGCTACCGTATGATCTTCCAAATCCTGGCATTATTTTGTTTTCCTTTTTTTAATTGATGATGTTCGTTTTCCCATACCAACCCGGCGTTTTTCAGCGACAACAGATTTCTTTCTTTTGCCGACTCCTTTCCAGGTGACTGGGGTTTTCTTAGAAACTTTCTTACTGGGACGGCATTTTTTAACGCCTTTGGTCTTTTTCGATCCACACGCGTTTCCATTCTGATCAGTCCACTTTTCTTTGAACCAACGCTTAAGTGCAGCGCCCTTAGCTGTCTTTCTTACACCCATTACTTCTTCCTACCGGCTCCTTTTTTACGGCATTTGGCAATAGCTCCGCTCGCATAAGCGCTTGGGAATACCTTATAAGATGCTTTGACCTTGTGGTAGCATGCATCTTTTTTGCTCTTAGTTTTCTTAGCTGTGCTTTTTTTCTTTTTTGCTGGCATGTTTTAATCTCCTGTTCATTGCCCGCGCGAGCTTCTGACGCTTTGCTACCTCCGCGGGTGTGTTCATAAATTTAATCTGTTCGAGGCTGTGCATTATTCCTCCTCTATCTCATCTAAATCGAAATCGGGCTCGAATTCGACGCTGGTGTCGCAGAAGCGTTCGATAACGCCGACTGCAATTTCTGCCATTTCTGTTTCATCCAGGTCTGATTCTTCCCACCAGCGGACAAAGACCGCCGATAGCTCGTGTTCAAACTTTTGTCCTGGGCCTTTGTCTTGTTTGTTGCTCATAAAGTTCCGCCTTTCAAATTTGCGGCTGGGGTTACTCCGGTTCCTGGTTTGGTTGAATAAAAAATGTGACTTCCATGCTGCCCAATTTTGTGAATCTTTGGGCTTTTGGACCATGATGGAGATACTTTGTCCGTGTGATAATGGTCTGCGTCTTTAAATTTGTTTAAGTGTTCCGGTAACTCTTCGCCCGCGATCTCATATGCCTGAATAAACTCTGGATCTGCTGAATTTTCATTCAAAGCTTCCATTTTTGCTTTATTTGGATCTTTGTCATTCCATGCGCTGAATTGATAAGGTTGGCGGCTGACATCAAATATATTATCTGGCCAGCTTTTTGAACTAGCTCGGTTTTTTAGGACTTGTTGAACAAGGTGCATGCCGTCAATTCCCTGGTTTCGGGCTTCACCCCACGAGGTTCGGGCTAGAGGTAGGCGGTTTGGGTCGGTTTTATCCTGGAACTCAAGCGGATTTACATCATCTTCGTTGTAAGCGTCGATAATTTCGTAGCTTTTACTGTTTTTGAAGTAATTATCTGCTTCAGTCTGATTCATTTTCGATCTCCAAAGGGGCTTCAACAACTGATTCTGCGTAAACATCGACAATTTCGTTCAAATCCATGCCTGATTGTCTAAATCGGGACATGATTTCGGCCGGTGTTGCTACTTTTGAGGTGTTATCGTTCACTGTAATCTCTGCTCTGGTGGCTGGTTTACCAAATCCGTACTCAAGCATGAGTTTTGCCGCGGTAATTCTGATCGTATGAGCGGGAGTTTCGTGATATTCGACACCTCTTTCCCCATCCGCACGATTTCTGCGAACAGTTTGCTTCGCCTGTAACCCATCACGCAATGCATTCATAGCTGCTTCAAAATCATCGTCGTGAATGAAGTTATGAACATCCTCTCTAAGCTTATTTACCTTCTGATTTGACATAAAAAATTTTAAATACGGGTTCCCTTTTGTATAACACAGTACATTTTTGGTACCCCCCACACCACCGGATGGGGGGTGGGTGTTTTGCCTGTTTTAAGATGCTAAAACGGGATTCTAACCCTAAAACAATAAAATCTACTCAATAAACTTCTCATATGCCTGAT